ATCGTATCACGACCAAACGCAAATTAGACTGTGAATGGGGCATGCTGACTCAGGAAGAAATGAGTCAGCTTTTAAATGCCGTTTCAGTAGTCTTTTTTGAAGTTTCATATCCTGACCCTGTTAAAGGTCAGACGACTGGGACTTTTTACGTTGGAGACAGAACGGCTCCGAGCTATTCATTCACTGATAAGTTCAAGCCGTGGTCTGGCGCAAAATTTAATCTGGTAGAAAGGTAGGTAGAGCATGGATATATTCAGACGTAAGAAATTTGATGAAGCGATGTTCGCTAAAAACCGTACTCTTGCTATCAGAGTAGGTCAGTATCAGTCAAACGACATCAAAGAAGCTAGTTTTGATTATGGCTATATAAAGGGTGACGCATACAAGCCGGGCGGAACCTGCGCAGGCAGCGGTAAAATCACGTTCACAAGTATTATTACTTCGTTCAATAAGTTAGATAAGATTTATCCAGAAATCGGTCTTTTGGTCGATGGTACTTACGAATGGGTCAAAATGGGTGAATATTTCATTAACGATATTGAGATTGACCGAAATCGTAAAACGACCAAGCTTGATCTCATGGATGGAATGTTCAAGCTTAACCATGAACATGTAACGGACTTGACTTATCCAGCTGAAATCAGGCACGTAATCAAAGAGATTTGTCTGAAGACTGGTATAGAGTTAGCAAATGAATACATGGATATTACATCCATGAATTACAGAATAGAGCAGATTCCCAAAAATAAAAAAATGACATTCAGAGATGTTTTGAGTCTTGCTTCTCAAATGTTCGGGATGTCTTGTTTTTTTAATCGAGAAGGAAAACTTGAAATTAAGGACTTGACTGACTCAGGTATCACAATTACAGCAGATAGCTACTTCATGCACGGTTTGACCAAGAGTGAAATTGAGTATCAGATTGCTGGGATAAGTTGCAAGAAAGACAAAGAGACTCTTACAGTCGGCATGCGTACTGGTCGTTCGTTGGAATTAGATAATCTGTTCATGTCGCAATCAGTTTTAGATAATCTTTACAACAAGATTAAGAATATTCGCTATTACCCTTTCAATTTGAATTACCAAGGCCATCTCTTGCTTAATGTGGGAGAATGGGTGACTATCAAGACGAACACTGGTGAGACGTTCAAATCGCCAGTATTGAGTCAATCATTCACATTCAAGGGCGGTTTGCGTGGTCGTATTAGTGCAGACAGTAAAGCCGGCAATGATGCGCAGTATTCATATGCAGGAAGCATAACGAAGAAGATTGTGCAATTTAACGAATTTGAAAAACAAATTCAAAACCAAATCGAAGAAGCGGATAAAGGTTTCGACCAAAAAGTAGCAAAAATCAAAAAAGATTTTAATGAACAATTCGAACTTGCTAAAGCAAGGGCTGAAGAAGTTAAACGTCAAATATCTGACGAAATCGACAAGAAGTTTCTGTCGTTCGACAATGCAGCAATCAATGAAGCTAGGCGAAAGGCTGAAGAGGCCCTACGAAGTGCTGGTGCCAATGCATTGCTCGCTCAAGAAGCTAAGAGGATTAGCGACCAAGCAAAATCTGAAATCGACAATCTGAGGACATCGTCGCAGACTGCCATTGAGCAGATTGAGTTCTTTAAAACCCAGTACGGCACGAAGCTGAGTGAATTTAAGAGTACATCAGACGGTATCTTGACCAAGCTTGGTGCGATTGAAACATATGTCAATAATGACGGTCAGCGACAAGAAACATTGCAACAATATGCACGAGACGAGAGCGCTCGTCAAGCATCTGCAATACGTGAGCAGATATCCCAAGACTATGTTGGTAAATCAGCTTATCAAGAGGATGTGAGAGGTCTTGAACGTCGATTTAGTGCAATAAGCACGCAAACGAACAATGATATTGCTTCGAAGATTGCTCAGTATAAGCAGACGGTTGACGGCCAATTTGCAAGCATCACATCTCAGATTGCTGGCAAGGTTAATCAGACAGATTTCCAACATGTCAGACAGACTAGTAAACTATACGAGCGTATTTTGGGTAATACTGAAAATGGAATTGCTGATAAGGTCGCTCGCATGGCTCTGACGAATCAGCTATTTCAGGTTGAGGTTTCGAAGTATTCGGGTAATAGCGTCAATCGTGCTCTAAATACTACTTCAAACTGGGGAACATTTGTTTCACGTTCTGGAAACAGTGGAGTCAACCTACTTGCTGATTTACATAAAATCCTATCAAGTGGGTTTAAAGCAGGTGATACTGTCCATGTACGAATGGAAATTGGAATCGATGACGTACAACGTTTCAATGACAAACAAATTGTTGCTATCATTCAATGCTATGGAGATGTGACGAATTGGGCCGTAGGGGGTAGAGCTTTTGCTTATACTATCGGTACTATTCAACCAGGTAACAATTGGCGTCTGATTGAATTTAACACTGTTATGACCGAAGAAATGTTGAGAAATAACAGTTGGATGTTGAATCTTCGTGTCGATGGAGCGAAGTCGTATAAGGTACATACGAAGTCTGTAAAGGTTGAAAAAGGCAATGTTGCGAGTTCTTGGAGTCCTGCCCCTGAAGATACAGAAGAAGCCGTTCGCTCTGTTCAAAGTCAGCTGGCTGGCTCATGGTCTGTTCAGAATATCAATAGCGCAGGCGATTTGATTTCCGGAATCAATCTGGGTGCTAACGGTCAAAACAGATTGATAGGGAAAACATTTCACATCACAGGCGAGACTCTGATTGATAAGGCAGTCATCAAGTCGGCTATGGTTGACAAGCTGAAGACCGCTAACTTTGAAGCAGGTTCGATCACGACTACGATATTAGACGCTGAAGCGGTCACGGCTGACAAAGTGAGAATGGACCAAGCCTTTGCGAACAAGCTAGTAGCAAGCAACATCTTCACAGATACGCTTGCAGCTAAAGAGGCCTTTATCAACAAGCTTCGGTCAGTTGTAGTTACTGCTACCTTGCTTGAGGGGTACAAGGGTAAAATCGGAGGATTCCAAATCGGTACGCACGATAAAGACCCTTCGACTTATTGGTTAACCGGTCAGAATCAATTCGCAGTTGGGATGAGTAATGGTTCTGGAACCTGGAATCAAACTGCTCTCTGGGTTAACTGGGGAAATCGTTGGGATAAGATTGGAAATCAGGCTTGGTTTGTGAAAAATACTGGGGAAATGTATTGTTATAACACTGCCCATTTTTGGAGCGGGCCCACAGTTCACGGGAACCTTCAAGTAACCGGAGAAATTGTATATACGTACGACAACAATAAACAAGGCTACTGGATTTCATCGCCACACTATAGAAAAATCGAAAATTCAAAAGGCTATCTATATCTATATTGGGGAGGAACTGGTTATGACTGGATCCCAATGAATAAAGAAATCTCAGACCGTCGATATAAGAACAATATCGAAGACAGTACAGTCTCAGGCCTTGATATTGTCAACAGCTTGAAAACTTACAGCTACCGCAAGGAGTACGATGGAAAAATAGAAGATATAGCTTGCGGTATCATGGCTCAAGATGTTCAGAAGTATATCCCAGAAGCTTTCTACGAAAATCCAGACGGCGCATACTCATATCGCACATTTGAACTCGTGCCTTATCTTATCAAGGCAATTCAGGAACTCAATCAAAAAATGGAGGAAATAGCATGAATGAAGCAATCAATCAGCTAGTGTTGCAATCACTAGCTACTAAATTGGCCAAAAGTGAGTTGGAATCTGCTCAAAATGAGGCTTTTTATCAACTCGCAACAAGCGAATTAAAAGCAATAAACGAAGTGCTGGAATACGACCCAGCACTCAAAGAACTATTTGAAGAAACAAAAGCAAAAACGCAAAAAGGAGAATAGAACATGACACAAACATACGAACTAGCAAATGCCCCTTATTTTCGTCAACCTGAGAACGCCACAATCGTGACGATCAAAAAAGAACATGGCCAACGCTATAGCTATGAGCAAGCAGGATTGACTGGCGACCGTACGCATGAAAGTCAGGAAGTGCTTATCCAAGCTGTTCTTGATGTGGTTAAGGCAGAACTTGACCCAGCTAGTGCAATCGTTCAGACGCAAGCAAAATTGGAAGAAGCGACTCATGAACTTGCTGAAACTAAAGCGAAACAAACTGCGACAGATGCAGCAGTTAAGCACAATCAAGCCGAAACAGACCGTTATGGTAAGATTATCCATGCGGTCGTTTTAAATGCCGTAGCAGGCAAGACAATCGCCTATGGAACCAACTACAAAGAACTGGTGGAACTCATTCCGCTTGCTGAAGTTGGCAAGCATTACCAGGCGCATGACTTGATTACTATCGAAGACTCTAATCATGCGGAAGTCAACGGTGAAGGTAAACGTGTCTTGGTTCAGCTTAACCGTGAATTCACGTATAATGGCGAACCTGTAGCTGATTTTGCTCGAAATGGTCGTCTTGAACTTGATGGAACAGGCGCAGCATGGAAGTTTGAACCTAAGGAATAGTGAGGTGTTGAATGGCAGAATTTGAACGTTTAATTGTCCAAATCTTCCTCTCTCTGATTCCTGTTGTCGGACTTTATTTCTCAATGAAAGACCGAGCGACCAAGCAAGAGAATCGTCTCACGGTTTTAGAGAAAGACATCGAGAATCTGCACGAATTCAAGATGTCTGCAAATAAACGACTAGATAATCACGATGAACAAAACAAGGCTATCTTAGTTCTTGCGGAACAAGTTAAGTCGTTAGGTGAAGATGTGAGAGAGTTGAAAACATTGATTCAGAGTAAAAATTAAGAAAGGAGCAAAGAATGGCTTATGTTCTTAATTCAACCAATCTCGAACAAGTGGACGGTGGATTTTTAGTTAAGCAAGGCGATGTGGCTTCCACATTTGCCTTTTCTTTACTTGATGAAAATCATGAGCCGATTCCACAGCTTGAAGGACAAGAGGCATCTATTACGTTGACGAGAGGCCAGGAGCAATTACGCAAAACGGCAGTCGTGACTAATGGTGCAGTCGCCTTTAACTTGGGCGTGATTTTACCTGCTGGTCTATATCGAATCGAGGTAGTTGTGGGTGGATATACATTCCCAAGCGACGACTCGACTCAAATACGAATTACAAAATCGGATAAGAACATGGTCACAGAGGAAATCCATGCTCTTAAAGAGTTGGATATCGCCGAAGAAGTTAAGAAACAGCTTGCAGGGAGAACTGTAGGTAGCGATGGCACAGTGAGTCAGGAATTCCCTGACTTGCTCTTTTATTACAATTTAGGAAAGGTGTAGGAATATGGACACAACGAAATTAACGGCATTTGCGCAAGCTGTCGGAGTTGATATCAAGGAATTGAAGCAACTACTTAATGGAAAAGTTGACAATGCGACAGTCACACAATTGATTGAACAGGCTAAAACTGCAGTCAAAAATGACATTTTGGGCGAGGGTGTATCTGAGGATTTGAATACCCTCAAAGAAATTGCTGATAAAATCGCTAGCATGAGCGGTGATACTGAAGGTGCAGTCGTGCAAAAATTAGCTGACCTCGGTCGTCGTATTGACGAGTTTGCCAATCTTGACCTGGTCGCAACCTATAATGCTGCGAAAGCGTGATTGCTATGAGCAATTTAGAGGAATTTGCTCAAGCGGTTGGCCGTGATGTCAAACGATTCGAAACAGATTACACACGCAAAGCAGAGCTTGAAGCGAAAGATTACATTGAAGGGAAAACAGACTATCAAATCTTGAAGCATCAAGTTGAAGAATTGACCAAGCAAAATAAGGTCTTGCAGGAGCAACTGGCTTTGGTTAAACCTGCTCCACGACGGGCACCGATGGCTTATACTATCGACTTAAATAGCACACCACCGCTCGCTTGGTTTGATAACGGATGCGGGCTTGATGTCGGAGGAAATCTTGCTCTGTTAGGAAAAGACAGATTAAAACAGTGGGATACAAATACTCCTGGTTGGGATTTCCCAAATGCAATCATTAGAACATCAATGGGAGTCATTAACGTAGATGTTTGGAAAAAAGCGAATTTTGATTATTGGGGTGACCACATCAAAGTATTCAATCCTATCAAATCATCAGATGATTATGATTGGACCAATGCAAGATTGTCAGAACAAGGAAGTCTTGCAGCATGGCGATGGAATAATCAAAAAAACATCATTCGTGTGATGTATCAGCTTGGCATTTGGGATGCAAAAAACGTTGAAAGTTTAGGTGCAGTAAATCGCTAGAAAGGAAGAACATATGATTAACTGGAAAGTACGATTTAACTTTAAAAATAAAACATTCTTATTGCGAGTGGCATTTGCTTTAGCTTTGCCAATTCTCGCATATTTTAATCTTAAACTAGAAGATTTGGTTAGCTGGGGAGTCATTTTAGACTTGCTTGGCAAATTCTTTGCGAACCCTTATCTTGTAGGTTTGACGGTTGTAAACATCTTGAATATCATTCCAGACCCAACCACAGCAGGAATTTCTGATAGCAAAAGAGCGCTCGAATACTACGAGCCAAGCGAAGATTAGGAGAGAACAATGAAGAAGAATGACTTATTCATCGACGTATCCAGCCACAATGGATACGATATTACAGGTATTTTGGAGGATATGGGTACACAGAATACCATTATCAAAGTTTCTGAAAGTACAAATTATCTAAATCCTTGCTTGTCTGCTCAAGTGGAGCAATCCAATCCTGTTGGATTTTATCATTTTGCTTGGTTTGGTGGTGACATTGAAGAAGCTGAGCGAGAGGCACGCTACTTCCTTGATAATGTAACTCAAAAAGTAAAATACTTGT